GAGCCTGTTTAAATAATAATGATTGCTTAGAGTACAAAAGTAGTACCCCAAGCAATCATTTTAGGTTTAACTATTTACGTTCGTCTTGCTCCATCTCTAAAATGAATTTCCGCTTTAACTCATTAATCCTCTTTTCAAGTTCTTCTGCTTTTGAGGTATCTCCGATTTCCTTAGCAGTATCATAAGCTTTCTTTAGTTTTGAGTAAATACGTTCCATCCCTTTCATTTTTACATATTCAGAATCAATGATAATCTCGCTTATCAGTTCTGCTTTCTTCTCCAACGGTAAACTCAAATCACCTTTAATGGCGCTGAATTCACTCGCCTTTGCACGGTATGCATCCAAATAACCAAAGAACTTCTCATCCAGCCCCCTACCTACATTACGTTCATCGCCACCGCTCATCAACATTCGGTTGGCAAGCGGAACATAACGCCAATCAAAATCTTTTTCACCTGTTCCCACATTGATCAAATTACGAATTTGGTTGGTTACAGTGAAGAAGCCGCCGGTGTATTGTTTCAATAGATACTCAATGGCAGCAGGATTCAAGTCAATAGTACCTTTCCTATATTTGCTTCCTCCACTGACTTCGTTCAGTGTTTCAGAAAGGTTTACAAGGTCTTTATTCGCACTCTTATAGGCTTTCGTCCAATTCGGCATATATTTATTGTAGGGTGTATCTTTCCATATCGGACTACCGTACCAACTCTCGTTATTCGATACTTCCACCATCGGCTTGACGCTGCTTGGCCACAACGCTTTTGCCCCCTCCATCATATCTACAGGAAGCAACTTGCTCATCTGTGCCAATACATCACTAACTTCCAATTTCTCGTTATGGAACAGGGAAGAACCGGTAAGTTCTCCCATCGCATACACGGCTCGGTACTCGATAGGCAAAGGAATCTTTATCCATGCGTTACCAGGTCCTTTGACAATGAGGTTCTGTCTGCGAGTATGCTCGGGTATGTCATAGTAGCTGTCATCGTCATCATCACCTCCAGCCGAAGCAAGTGCGGTAACAAGCATGGCTAAACCATACCATGATGCAACGACAGTACCCATTTTACCGGGATGCCTCATCGCATACTTCAAGAAGTTTCCGAACGTTCCTTGCAGGGCGGCATTCCAAAAGATATATCCGGCTCGTCCTGCACCCGATACACCGGCTGCTACATTTCCCAACATGGTTTGTCCTTCAGCCCCCAAGAACTTATCACCTGCGCCTTTCTTGTTGAAGTTCACACTGATTTCCTTGGCATCCCAAATACTGCGGTCTATTGTCCGGCCCGCATTCCTGCTTGTTACAAAGGCGGCAAATCGGGCACGCATCTCTATACCTCGTCCCACTTCGCCTATCCAGGTAGCCATACATTCACGTACCACATGGGCAGGAATTTTTTCATTCGCCGCTTTCAGCATCTTCTTGATTTCTTTCTTATGCTCGTCAATGTCTGCCATTCTCGAAAATCCTGTCTCGCCACCGTTCATCATGAACTGATAAAAAATTTTCTCTGTTTCATCGTTCATATCAAGCGTTCTCCTGCGGTATTTATCCAATAACACAACCATTCTTGCAATAGGCAACTTCGCAAAGTTCCTGTTATATTGCATGGCATATTTCGGACTTTCCTTAACCCACACCATAGAATTGGAATATAACATATCACGCAAGAAGTTACTTGCAATGAAGTCCGGCTGTAATGTGGTGTACAGTGAGGACAGTGTTCTGTTCACATCTCCAATAAGATGTACAAGCTGACCGATACTTCCGCTGATGTCATTATCCGGGTTCGTCTGTCCGTTCAATGCCTGTGCAGCTCTCGGATTACCGTTGATGGTAATCACATAGTCCCTGCCGTTTCGCTTCACCACCACTTGATGTTGTCGCAAATCTCGGCTCTCAACAACACGATACGGAATATTTGCCGCATCTTTGCCGTGCTTGTAGTTATCGGGGGCAGATTCAGCAAGCTGCTTCATCTTATCCTCAAACTCGTTCAACTTTCGCTCTACCTCTTCGGGACTATCGTTGATGTCAATATTGTCGGGGAATATCGGTTTCCATTCATCGGAAACTGCATCGTACTGCAACCACAAATCACTCACACTAACAAGGTCGCTCGGATGGTTGAGGGCAAAGTTCAAGAACTTCTGCTTCACGAGTTTGTTGCGGTTTCCCTGCATAATGGCACTCTCGGCCATGGATTGCAGGTTGGCAAAAGGATCGTCCGCTTTAGAGCGTCTTCCCTCCGCTTTCTTGATAGGTGCATTGAATATACTCTGCTTATGCGTAAGGTAAGCGTAAGTTTCAGCACTCGTTTTTTCATCAAATCCACGCAAAGGGATATAAAACTCATACATATCTCTCACACTGTCATAGGTTTCCTTGCTCATCATTCCACATTCGTAGGACTTGGAAAGGATTGCCTTGCTGACGGCATTAACCTTACTCCACAATGCGGTGGTATCGTGTGCGTTCTCATACTCATCTACCATAGCCTGTGCTTCGGCTTCTGCATCTACAATCTCTTCCATACCTGCAAGGGCGGTAAGACCTGCATAATCACGCTTGCGACACTCGTCGATAAAGTCCTGCAAAGCCTTTGTACCCTTCGGATGCTGCTTCTGGTATTCTGCAAAGTCCTTTTGTGCATCACGCTCTGCCATTACTCTATTGCGTTCAAGACCGTGTTTAGCCATCATATAATCGGTCAGTTCTTCGCGCTCTGCTGCACTGTGTGCAAGTCTAGCTATCTCTTCAAGCATTGGCTTGAACAATAGGTGCGCAAAGGCATCGGCTTCGGCTTTGTTCACACTTGACAAGCGGTTCTCACCTAAGTAAGCATTTTCAAATCCATCAACATCTTCCATTCGGGTATTCTTGCCGAGAATTGCATTCATTGCTTCTTTCAAACCAAGCATACCGTCCTGCAAGGCTTCCTGTGACTGGTACATTCCACTCTTCACACGTTGTTCATATTTTGCTCGTGCCAAAGTACGCTCGTGTATCTCTGGGTCTCCATCACGATACAAGTTATTATCGGTTTCAGCTACAGTTGATTGACTTTCTGAAATTTCAGCATAGTTACCAACTTTCAGCTCATATTGTTTACTCATATCGGCAGCTTCTCCCAATATGCTGCGATATCTGCCTGGTTCTGCAAGGTTCTCATAACTGCGCCACAGGATATAGCGGAGTTCGTTGTCAGTCAGGGTAACCCCTCTGAAATCTTCAAAGCCAATCTTATGGAGCATATTCAGGAAGAAATCCTTAATCTGACGCCACCAGCTTGCATTGATATTTTCAAATTCTGTTTTTTCGGCAAGCGAAGCAAGATATTCTTCGGTAGCCTTACGGAAATCCCAACCGTTTTTTGCAGCCATATCTACAATGCGTTTGCGTATGGTCTCATCGGCATTATTGAATACATTATCAAGGAATGTGTCAAAATGTTCTCCGAATAATTGCCGCAAACCGTAATGTGCAACAGCCTCATGCAGCAGTGTCTGCTCAACATCGAACGTACTTGTATGATTCGGAATGACAATGGTTATCTTCCCTGTACTCTTTGAGTAGAAACCTTTTGCACGCTGTTTCTTTCCCTCCAAGACGGAAGCATCGGTAACAACCTCCACATTACCAAGGTGCAACTTCTCTGCAAGGCTTTCCACACGCTCTGCCATTCTTTGGCGTTCACGCTGTGCAAATTCCCTCCGTTGCTTTGCCGTTCTCCTTGACTGACCGAGCAGTTTTGCCACCGGATCATTCTCATAGCTCAATCTCTCATCGGTATATACCCCTTCACCTTCACGCAGATTTTCCCTTTCAACACTTGGATTCTCAAAACTTTCCACTATCTTTGTAACAGAATCCAAATCCAAGTAGTCCACGTCAGCGAGAATCGTTCGCTGTTGGTCTATTAGGTTTTGGATTCTTTCTTTATCCACATACAACAACTTTTCTTGGGTTATCCAATTCAACCATTCGGCATTATCTTTAGGAAATACATTCCTGATGCTGTTTATTTCCAAAGTCTTTCCTCCAACAGTCGGGTTCAATGACATACCCACAACAAAATTTTTATCGTTGCTTGATAACTCAACAATAATATTTTGTCCTTTCGACTTGTCACCATAGGCAAATACAGCTATTGGGCTTTGAAGAGCAACTACCAAATCCTTGATTTCTTCAAGTCCATAGTTGTGACCGAATCGGGTAGCCTTGTCTATCAGCCTTGTCGAATTAAGCTGTATCGGGAGATTCGGCACACCGGTACCTAATAACACATTACCGGGATTACCTAACTGATAGATATGTCCTTTGGGTAACGTACCGTCAATTTGCTGCTGTAATTCTTCGTTGAACTGTTCGTTGATAGACTCTATTAACTCATCGCTTCTATATAGCATATCATCCCCGGATTTCTTGTCAATATACCGTTGCATCTCATCCTCTGTCATTCCGGCAAGTTTGCATGCAAGCTCTTTCATCTCACCGTATGCAGCCTCCTGCGTCTCTCTTCTATCTCGAACAGCGTAATCATAGTTGCTCTTGAATCTTCTGTATTGGTCTGCAAGATAATTGATCAGTGCCTTTCCCGTCTTGTCCTTCCATTCCAAACCACCCCAGACACCGCGCCCTGAAACACTGATACTGTCCTCCGTCAAGCTTACGTAATTAATACCCTTGACAGTACGTAATTCACGTGCCGTCGGTGCAGCTTTCTTCTTCAGTTTCGCTTTATGGTCTATCGTGCGTTCCGGCACGTCAATGTTCCGTATCTCCTCGAAGAAGTCCTCTATCTTCTCATAGTGTTCTCCGCTCAAATCCATATGTACAGCACGGGATGCCGCATCCTGACGTAAGATTTCATTCGTCACCTTGTCAATAACCACCACGCGACAGTTTACGCTCGTACCGGCACGTTCAAACGTAATATCGGGCAAGCCGATTTCAGCGGTTAGCACCACACTCTTCTGTTCTTCATACCATTTGTCGAACTTTTTGTCTGTCGAGCCTCTCGGAATGATGGCAACGATACGTCCGCCCTCTTCCAAGTGTTGGAAAGCTTTCGCCACATGGTCCACGGCAAGCCTGCCACCTGCTCCGAAAGGTGGGTTCATCAATACTACATCGTGCTTGTTCACCACGTTGTAATCCTCAAAGATAGTATTCTCGAATTTCCGCCCGTTTCCTCCGGCTTTTATCTGTAGTTTACTAAACAAACTTTGAGAGGGTTCTACAGCGGTCAACGGGTTTTCTCTTGGCACATATCTGGCTATCGCTCCATGACCTGCGCTCGGTTCAAGCACACTTTCGCCATCGCCAATACGTCCCCATTGGTTCATCATGAAGCCCAAAGGTTCGGGTGTAGGATAATAATCCGTTCCTTCGCGACTGTCTCTTTTACCCGAAAGTTTCTGGTTGGTGTAATAATCCAGCACAGCACTGTCAAAAGCGTCCGTCTCCGTATGGCTCGGAGTGTCAAACTCCTTACCGCCCACACCTTGGTTGTCGATATCCACATTTCCGCTGTGTTCTTCCACACCGCGGGCGAAACTCTCACGCAGGTTACGCGCCTGCGATCCTAATGCAAGGTTCTCTGTCGTGCTCACCTGCTGATTGAATTTCTGCCCGAACAGCATAAGTTCCGTGTTCAATCCCAACAAGGGATATTCAAAGATAGCGTTGCTCTTGTTACCGATACGATAAATACGCCCTTCTATCTGCAAAGCAGTAATCGGGCTTTGTGGTAAGGCCAATGTCACCAGCACTCGCTGATGCTCTCCGGTGGTGTCATGCAGACTGATACCTTCCTTTCCGCTATCTTCCTGTATCACGATGACGTTTTTGCCGGATGCATCATTGTTGAAGTCTTCTACGGCTTTGTCCTTTATCTTCTTACTCTCCTTGCCACTGAAGAAAAGCACATTGTTTTTCCCGAAAGCATCTGCCAACTGTTCTCTCGGCATACGGAGGTCAAGTGTTTGCTCCCATTCCAGCATACCGGAATATTTCCTGCGAAGCCTTGCAATCTCCTTCTTGTTCTCTGCTTTTTTCGTGGCATCATATTCTTCCTTCAACGATTGTACAGCCACATCGAATATGGTTTTGAATGGTGGAACAAGCGGGTTCTTGCTCTCCACACGACGATGAAATATCACCGCTTTCCGTCCGCGTACAAAATGTTCTTTTAGGCGGGGAATGATTTGCGTCACCTTCATACTCTCGAACAATGCACTGGTGTAATTATAATTACCCATCACTTCATGATAGGCGTACGATGTTGCTTTATTTCGTGACAGTTCCTCCATGGCGTTGTTGAATTCTTCCGCCTTGTCAAGCGTCACAGTGGGGAAGTTTCTCGAATAGTCAAACGGACTGTCAATGATACGTCCGCTCATCGTCTGTAACGTGTGTTGCAGGTAATTGCTGAACTCCACTTCCTGCTTCGATACCGCTTCCGGATTACTTCCGCTGCTTTCCAAACGGTGATAACGCCATTTGTACCCTGCCCCGAAATGTTCGAGGTAAAACTGTGAACGGGGACTTTGTGTGGAATAACCGTCTTGTTTCTCCTTTTCTGGATAAGAAAAGATGTATCCCTCCACGTAATCAAGGTTCTCACGCGTATTGAAAGGAGTCGCACTCAAGAAAACTACTTTTGTATGTTTTACGTTCTCTTTGGCTTGTCGTTCCAATTCGGGCTTCACCTCTTTGGCGTATTTTGCATCTAAAGAAAGACATTCATTCCGTAGCTTGGCAAGTTCGGGGAATTTCAGTTCCATGCCCTGAGTCCAATTGCCATTAAACACAGGCGGCAGTTCGCCTCTTTGTCCAAGCGTCAGTTCATTGGTTGTGCCGCTCTCTTTTTCTATACGTTTTATGATTGCATCGCGCTGGGTGCTAAACTCTTCGTTCTTGGCATTAAGCTCGTTCCATGTCGGATTGATATCTTGTAGTCGAAGGAAGGCGAATTGCTCGTTACGGTTACTCAACTTGTAATGCTGCATCGATCCTGTAGTTCCGACACCGCCCTTATTCTCCAACAATCGGTGGCTCTCGTCATACACAATCAGGTCAAACAGGTCTTCAAGTAACGCCTTGTTTTGCCTGAAGTTGGCATAAGTCGTTATCACTGCGCCTTCGCCTTTCTCGGTAATGGCGGTCGTGCCATCCTTTCTCGCCTTGGCCGTCTTGTCAAGGTCGTTCAGTTCGATATCAAGGTTGGCCGCATCCTCTATCCAGTCTTTCACCTTAGTCTGTGAAGGAGTAAGGATAAGGATACGTCCTTTACCCTGCTTGATGAAACGCTTCACAATACCCAGTCCGGTGTAGGTCTTCCCCGTTCCCGTGCCGTTGGTGAACATATAGCCCTTGCCGAAAGCGTGGTCTCTGTCGTCGTGGCTCTCATCAAAGAACTGCGTCTCCGCTTTCAGCACGTCATCCTGCTGCTGCGGCAACAGGAAAGGAAGTGTCTCCACGATGTTTTCGCGGTCACATGTCTTCACGGGGATAGGTTCGGCTGCCCGTTGCGCCTTGCGCTTCTCTTCCAGCGATTCACTCACCTTCTTCCGAAGTTCAACCTTGCCGATGATGCCAGCCCACTCCTCAACGGTATGCACCTCACCGTCCATGGGAAGCTTGCTCTTCCACATTTCTTTGATGAACGCATCTATTTCGTTCTCGCCAAGTCCTGCGTCTTTTAGTTTGCCGCCGAGCGCCTCGCGCATCCGTTTCGCCCATTCGGCAAAATTGTGCGCGCCTTTCTTTATATATGCATAACCAACCTTTGCCCCGGCTGAAACCAACCGCGGCAACACTTCCATCTGTCGGCTGTTCATGCCGACAAGGCTCATACTAAGTTCTTCCCGTCCAGCACGGTTGAACTCGTCAAGCACGCTGTCGAACTCCTTCAGCGTGTCGGCAAGTTCTTTGTCGAGCGGGTCGTTGAGGTCCAATCCTCTATCATTCTTTGCATTTCTTGCTGTGTCAGCCTGTACTCCCCACTTACTATTTTTTCGAGAAGTTGTACTGCTCTTTCGTCCTGTTCTTCCTCCGACATCGCGTCCCTCCCCGCTACGTACACTGCTTCCTGAATGCACGTCACCCCGGGAATCACCAGGTTGTAGTACGGATTCTCGAACAGGAAGTGTCTCACTGCCTCCATTTCCATTGCCGGTAGCATCGCTTCGCGCGTCAGACGGGTCAGCATGTAGTGGTCCTCCCTCTGCGGGAACTCCTTCTTCACCAGTTTCTCTATCCAGTCGTGCATTCGAGTTTCCACTTTGTCCTCTATCTCGAACGTCCACTCGCTGCTCGTTTCCAAGAGCGGGTGTATCCAGCTGTGCGCTGTCGGTTGCGCCGCTATCTGCGGCAGCAGTTCTGTTGGAATACCTAACATCTTCGTAAACTTTTAAATAGGATATACTTTGTATCATGCCCTGGTTACCGTCAAGATAATCCAAAGCGTTTGCTTTCAATACTTCGTCAGTGGAAGCACTCTCTATCTCCTCACGTGTTAACGGTCGTTTTCCGGCTTCCGCCATGCGTGCGTCACCGTCCATCCGCTTCCAATGTTCCAAAGATACGGGTTCTTTTCCGGCTTCTTCCGCCTTTCGTGCGTTTTCTTTGGATGCTCTCCGTTTTTCTTCCTCTTCTTTGGCAATACGTTCCGCCATTTGGAATATGTCTTCACCGGCTTGCGGAGTGTTTTCTACAGCATTCTCCGAATCTTCAGATTGAGTGACAGAAAGGGCTGCATCCTCTTTCGGGATTACGGCATCCACCAACTGTTTAGCATCATCTTCGCTACGCATCAAGAAGCCCCTCTGTTTTGCGTCATACCATCCTTTAAGGCTCTTGGCAAATGCATTGGCACTTCTGAACTCATCCTTAGACAGTTCCATGCCAAACTTCACAATCTGCATATCCAATACTTTACCCCTCTTTGTGGTGTACTGTACCGGAGCAATGGTGTAAGGAACATTGTCTTGGGTATTCTTCTGTAGTGCGTTCTGTCCCTCCACGGTCTTGACACTCTTGTACTCTGCAAATGGCTTGGTCTTGCGGTGGCTACAGTCAATCCACTTCTCGAAATCTTCCAAGTTGACGGCAGTTACCACAGTCTTGTGATTCTTTGCCCAATCGCTGTCATAATTCGCGAAGTAAGCTGCCTCAGCATCGTCAGTTTCATTGAAACCAAGCATTACCTTATGCTCATCAAAGCTGCCGTCCTCATTATACTGGTCCACCACAAACACCTTGCGACCATTCCACCCGTCAATATCATCAGAGAGGAACACGTCTATATGGTCGCCGTCTACACCTTCCGTGCCACGAATATAGCCATAGGTGTTCTGCATGGTCGTTTCCCATTTGTTGCCCTCTGTGTCTATTCCGCTACGAACGGATCCTTTCGGGTTCTCAATGGTGATATTGAATGTACCAACCTGCACATGACCTTTCTTATAATTGCCGGCTTCTTTCTGTTTCTCCGTAGGAGTAGTATCGGTTTCTTTCTCTGCCACTGCAACGGCATTGGCTAAAGACGAAGATGCATCAATATAATTAGCAACATCCAACAAATCTCCGAATGTTTGACCGTCATACTCATAAGTACTACCTGTATAATTACCTTTCGTATCGGGTGTATCAACTTTTATAACTTTATGAGTACCATCAACAATAATTGTCTGTTTATAAGTATCGCCATACTTTCCGCTTTCAACCCAATCATCTTCTTGAACTTCAATGCGTCTTGCTATTTTTGCACTAAGTTGATTGTCAGTATCATCAGAAGATAGCATTTCTTCTTGTGATAAAGAAGGTTCTATTTCGCTTTGTTCACCAATGCTTTCAGTTCTTCCTGTATCATCGGTTGTCCCATTTCCGTCCTCAACTCGTTCTCTTGGCGTAAGAGCTCCATTGCTTCCTTGCTGCCCTCGTTGGCTTGTTGCAGTATCGCCAACCAATACATTGCTTCGCTGTTGTCCATTGTAATCTAAATTTAATGCTTCTTTAATAGCCTGTACGAGCGTCCGAGGGGTATTGTCCGGCTGTTCGAACAGAGTTTCTTCCTGTGTACCTTGTATAAGGTCATAAATCTTGCCGAATGTGTTTTGAATGAAGCTTTGGCTTTCACCTTTATACATTGCGGCCAAATGCAAGACAAAGTTACTGAAATTATCAGCAGGGAGATAACTTTCCCCTGTAACATCATCCATTTGATACTGGCGTTTCCAGTTTTCTACAGCAATACGTGCTTCCTTGAAATTCTTTGCCTCTGCAAACATTTTATCTTGGGACAAAGCATAGTAAGCACGAACGGAATTCTGTATCTCATCTACCATTCGTTCACTGTTCGGACTGTCATAATCACGGAAAGCAGTGGCAAGAATAGCCTTTTGTGCTTTTACCGGCAATACGTTGAACATTTCCTCCAACCGTGTGCTGCCGTCCTTGAAGATGCTTTGATACATGATACCACGCAAATCATTCTTGGATTCAGGAGTTAGGTTGCCCTTGCTGTCAAACGCACTCTTGTATTGTGTGTGACTGATGAAACCTCTTTGACTCATCCATTTCAGAACATTTGCACCATTGGCATCCACAAGTCCGGCAAACGACATTTCATCATCTGAAGTCCTAAGCAACAGGTTGGCAAACGAACGCATTTCGGTTCCCATGCGCTGCAAGGTGTTTTTAGGTTTGATACGTTCAACACCTCCACTTTCTGTGTCTTGTGCAACAAACTGACCAAGATTGAGGGCTTCTGTATCGTCCACATGAAGCATATTTACCAACACCGGGCTTTGTATGGGCGCAATGTCCTCGGCACGCAGTCCAAACTCTTCCGCATGGTCTTTCAGGTATTGTCTATATGCTTCGGCCTGTTCCGAATGACTTTCCCACATCAGGCGCAAGGCATCACTACGGTTGTTTCCCTGTATTACTTCACCACGTTCGTTTACGGTCGGCGCACCGGTGTAAGCGGTAATACTTGATGTGATTTCTTCCGGACGAATGTTCTCGGCGATTTTCCGTGCAGACAATACGCTTGCTTCGTCATTGCGTTCCTTTGGTTGCGCTTCATCAATAAAATGCAGAGAATTGCGCACACCTTGTATATGACTCGGTTGCAACAATGACGCATCAATCACGGTTACATTGCCAGGAACCACTACATCATTGCTGAATTTCACGTTCACCTCTTTACCTTGTACAGTCTGTAATGGTTCTTGTCTGTCAACCTTATGGCCGTTTACACGTCTATATCCTCTTGCACGGGCATCTTTGGGAACATCTTCCACTATATCGGGAACTCCGTTAAGTGCTTCACGTTCCTTGCGTTCTGCTTCCTCACGCTCTGCACGCAATTTTTCTTCTTCCGCCTTGCGCAATGCGGCAGCTTCATCGGCAATACGTCTGCGCTCCGCATCTGCTTCCATTTTTCTGCGGTTGGCAGTGCCGGCTATCTTTTGCCAAATGGACAATTCCTGTTTGGCTGCATCAATCGCCGCCTTGCGTTCTTTCTCTGCTACAATCTTCTCTGCAATAGTGTTTCCACCGGCAGATTTCGTTTTCTCGATTTTCTTCAATGCTGCTTCTTTGTCCACAACCATTCCGTTAGCCACGGACTGGGCCATAGCTTCGTCTCCCTCTGTCTGCTCAACAATGGCATCCCAAGCAAGGTCGGGAGTTTCCGCCTGCTCATAGATAGGATTACCTTGTTCATCTTTGGGGATTCGTTCTAATGCAGACACTTGCAACTGCTGTTCCTCCAGAGAACTTGCTGCCACTTCCGAATTATCATTCACACTTGAATTGGCAATCTCAACAGGTTGCCCATTGTGTTCTATCAGCATGGAATCAAGCTCTTCACGGGTAAACATATTCACACGCTTACCATTCAAGGCATCTTCCGTATAAACTTCATATAGTCCATCGGCATCCACATCGGCGGTGATGTTACCACGAATACCTATACCATTTTCATCACGGAGCGTCACAAGGTCATTCATTGCATATTGCGGTCGGTCTGCTTCCTGCTCTTCCTGCTGCAAAGCAAAGTTTTCTTCAGCTCTCTGTTGCTCAAACTCTGCGATTCGTGCAATGTTAGATGCGTCCACAAACTGTTGGATAGCCTCTTTTGCTATAGGGAATACATTTGTTCCGTCTGTCACATTGATAGTTCCGTCGCCATTGTCTATGATTCCGTTCTCATCTGAAACTATTGTGACCTGTATTTGCGAACCGCCTTCACCGACAATGGTATAGGTTTCGCCCGGATTGAATGTGACAACACCATCAATCTTATCCGCAGCTTCACGTGCAAATTGTTCTCTGATAGATTGTGCAACCAACTCCTTCTGCTCGTATGGGTCTTGTACATCATCAATAGACAATATAGCATCGGGAGATACTTGTTCAAGCCCACCTGTGTCCGCATCACGAACAATGATGCTATTGTCAGAATCAGTCACACTTACACCGCTACCATCTGCATATGGTACAAGAGTCCCACTAAGAACATACACCTTGCGTTCATCCTGCTTCATGGTTGCCCCCTGTATCATACCTGTCTTGCGGTTCACACGTGCATCTATCATCGAATTGCTCTGTTCCACCCGTCCGTCTATATCATCACGTACCCGTTGAATCATGCCATTGTAAACCTGCTTGGCATTCACGTAGTCCATTATTATGTCTGCACGTTTCCATCCCTGTTCAGTTCCAGCATCCCTAGCATTTCTTGCTTCATGCAGCCAGTCCACCGCATCCCCCTCAAGAGCTTCATCATTTACACCGAGTTCCAACTTCATACGCTCCCGTTGATAATCATACATATTCTTGGCGTCGTTCATCTCTTGGCTTCCTGTAGCATTATAACCGTTAATATAGGATTGATTTATTTCATCTTCCTCATGGGTTGGAATGTCACCATTCCTACGGTTCACATACTCTCTAAGATTATTCCCTCTCATAATCATAGATTTTTCCATGTAGTCCATTGCGGCACTCCGTTGTGCATCTGTCATTTCGGTATCAGCTATCACCTGCGCGGCAATATTACCCATGTCGCTGTTATCGGAAGAATCAATTATCGTACGCATGCCCTCCCAAACTTCGGGAGTAAACATCTCCGCCGCTCTTGCATCTGCCTTGTTGATTTCATGCTTATACCGAGTATATTTAGTACCATCGTAGGCTTTTCCCATACCTTTACCCGCATAGTTCAATGCCATGGTCCCCCCACCAGTAAGACCGATAGAAAGAGCCATCCCACCCCAAATATCACCATGAAATTCAGAAGTCATAAGGTTGTTTACCTTATTGCCTTCTTTATCCATACCGTAGGCGCTGTCAAGATTGAGCATAGTACGCCACAACTGACCGTAATATTCTTCACCCACTTCACCGAAATACCCATTAACTCCAGCACGACCAAGAAACTCTGTTGTTTTTGACATTATCGTTTCTGCTCCGGGACGAGTCGCCCGAAGCAGAGCGGCAGTCAAATTGCGTGCACCAAATGTCTTTGTAACGTCTGCCATCCCAGGAAGGTGCGCACCCCACATTTCGGAAAAATTTTCAATCACTTGGTCGGCTCCTGTCTGCCATGCAACTTCACCCCACGATTTATCATCTGAAAATTGCAATATTCCCGTTTCTGGGTCAGCAATAACTGGTCCTAGTTTTGAATCTATAATTTTAGCCGCTGTAGTTTGTCCTTGTATAGTCGTAGCCATCAGCGGAGCACGAATTAGCAAGTCCTCTGCTGTTACTCCTAGCGCTTTTGTCGCCAATATCCCTGATACACCGCCGACGCCTTGTTCTGCCAATAATCTGCTCACCACTTTTTTTCCACCTTGGCGTACCGTTGAGAACAGCCCTTCTTTAGCAACTTTTACGCCTAGAGATTCGGCTGCGTCTACACCCACCCTTGTTGCAGCTTTTGTCGCTATCTTGGTTGATAAGGTTGTTGGGAGCTTTGTGCCTACTCCCGAAAAACCACCAGTCAAAAGGAAATCCTTCATAAACGACAATGAGCCACCTGCAATATCTCCCCAGCGAGCACCTCTACCCAGGTCTCCAAACTGCTCCATGATATTGTTATGCAGATACATTTCGTATAGAGCGTCCGTTTCAGCTTCGTTCAACTCAGCACCGGCTTCCGACTTTCCTGCTATATCAAGCATTGTACGAGCATCACGCAATTTGTTCACACCAAAGTCCCAAGCGTCTACGTCGGCAACAGATTGCCATGTATTACGCAGAAAATCATGCCAAAACCTTTCTCCATGCTGTTCTTTATCCTTTGTATTTTGAAGTTGTTGGATTTCCTCACGTGCTTTACGCGCCGCAAGTCGCAAAGACTGATATTCGCTATCTCCCTGCAACTCGGTATAGTCCTCAGGATTCTCCGCCGTTCTACCGCCCATTCTATCTCCAGCTTGAGTATTAGCCATCTCTTGAAGGAAACCTGTGAATCCACCTGGCTTATTACGTTCGTGCTTCTCTAACAACTCACGACCTCTGGCTTCCAATCTTTCCTCAATATTGGAAAGCCTTTGATTGGCCTTACGCAATTGTCCGCTCACAGACATATCAGCCGCCTGCCGATATCTAAAACTTTCCATATCGGCAAGAACTTTGTTGGTGTACTTGTTTCCAGCGGGAGTGATGTAATTTTTCTCTATCTTGCCATTTACCGGATTAAACTGCATTTTACCCTCTTTAGTTTGCAATCCGGGATTCAGCCCGTATTCCTGTATATTGTCTACACGTTCGTTGAATGCGTCAGTCATTTGCAGTGTTCTACGCGCCATGCGGTTTAAATCTTCCTGAATGACGTTTTTCTCCGCCTCCGTTGGTTCCCATGGCTGTTCGGTAGCAGCTTGTTGAGAGACCGACTGCTGTTCCGTTTGTACGACAGGCTGTAACGTTTCGGATTCTGATACAACAGGATTGAGAGCATCATAGAACGCATTTTCATCATTACCGATGTCGTCATAGCCATCATTCTTCAAGACAGAGAAAAGTTGATTCGCCTTTCCTTTGTCTTTCATTGCATCACGGAATTGCTCTTCTGTACCAATATCATCATATCCGTCCTTTTTCAGTACTGAGTACAAGTTTTTTAATTTATCGTCTGTCATAATCCTAATCCTGTCTTCTTACCACTACTATTGTTTTCTCCGTTCCCAAGTCCGAGACCTGTTTTCTTGCCATTGGCTTTTCTCTTCTTTTCGGCTTCCTGCTGTCCAAGTCTAGCGGAAGCCGAAGCACCTTTTTGACTGGTTGTTTTTTTGTTTCCCATAAGGTTATCACTACTTTCGCTTGATGAGCTTCCCGGAGACATGTCATAGCCTAGTTCACCCGCACGGCGGTCACGCTCACCCTGGTTCTTAAAATACTCCGTCTTTCCAGTATTAGGGTTGTAAATGCTGTACGAACCACCCATACCACCACTACCGCCACGGTTATAATACTTAGCTTTAGCCTTTTCGGTTTCAAGCCTTGCCTTTTCAAGTTCTTCTGCATATTTTGCTTCAATTCCTTTGCGCTTGGCCTCAGCTTCGGATGCAGATATTTTATTGCCTTGCAGCTGGAGATTCAATTCAAACATCTGCCTGTCGCGTTCCTCTTTGGCATCGTTCCGTATGCGGTTGTAATTGTCAAGGCCAAGCTGTCTTTGCCACTTACGTTCACCGTCTGCTTTTGCATCATCGGCGATTTTTGCCCTCATCAGCCCCTCATAATATTCTTTCTCCTTGCCTTCACGTTCTTTCATCAGCCTGTCATACCTCACTCTGGTACGTTCTGACATGGTATTTTTACCGGTATACATATTTGGAGCGTACTGCGTGGTGAAGAACAAGTTCGAGAGTGCCGATATACCATCACCAATTGCAGCAAAAATTTGGTCACGTTTCTGCTTTTTCTTCTCTTTAGCAAGTTCTTCGTCAGTTGGTGGAGTATAAGGATTAAGTTTCTTGAACAGTTCAGCATATGAAAGGGCACCACCGTCCGAGCCTTCTTGCTTGGTCGGAGGTGGCGGCGTAGTAGTTATGTCAGGTTTGAGTGCGGTAACAACAGGAGCGGTGGCCGCTTTTTGTTCCGCCCATTCCTGTGTACCCTTTACAGGTGGAGGTACAGAAGAACCGTCTTGCTGCTGTTCATGCCATTCTTTAGAACCTTTCGGAAAAGGTGTGCCACCTCCATTACCTAATATATCATCATATGTCGCCATAAGTTACCTCCACACATTAAAATGGCATTTTGCTTGCCGCACTCGTTACTCCTTGTACGGCTCCAGCTATCGCTTCTGCCTTACCTTTTTCTAATTGATTAAGTTGCTCAACAAAAGCATTGTCATTCTGCATATAGGTGGCCTCGATGTTGTCTTTGCGCGCATCCGCCTGTGCTGCAATCTGTGATGTTGCATCAGCAAGAGCCTTACTGTTTGCTTCCTTCGCTGCTGCTACACTTTCATCAGTACCACCCATTACAGCCTGTACACCTGCTGCCTGCTTATTACGGTTCTTGATACTCTCTTCCGTCTGCGTGAGAATACGTTGCGCATCGGCTCGTTGCGTATAATCCTCATTGTACCTGCGATCATACCAATTTTGGTTCTTCTGTCGCTGCGCCTCAACGTTTCTTTGAATTTTCTTCATTGCTTTCGATGCAGAGATACCACCAAAGATACTACCTGCTGCCCCTATAGCACTTCCAATTAATCCCATAAGACTTCTGTTTTAATTATTAAAAGTTATACCTCGAGTGCGAAAGTAAGCCCTTATCTTCGCAACATCATTTTATCTTTTTACACTAATAATCATTATGGTATGGCAATAGGAAAAAAGACCGGAGGGCGGCAAAAAGGTACGCCCAACAAAATAACGGCACTGGCAAAAGGGATGATTGAGAAATGGCTTGAAGCGCACAACACTATACCCGAAGGAGATGTGACGCCACTAATAATGCAGGACTTCCTGGAACTTGACCCTAAAGACAGGGTGAAAGTGTCGACAGAGTTCATTAAAATCATCATGCCTAAGAATATCAGCATAGACGATGGCGAGGTCAAACTCACCATTGAGGACAAGCTTGTCAAACTTGCCGGAGAAGAAGACGAGGAAGAATAATCTATTACCCTCTACTTTAGATTGTCTTCATGTCAAGGGAACCCCAACCCGAAAAGGGGACGATTTTACTGATTTGCTTTGAAGCGATGTTCGAGAGAATGTCGCTTTTTTCATGTCCGGACCGTAAAATTTCTTCGGAAGAAAAGGGTATTTCTTCGGAAGAAATAGCAATAAATGTACAATTATATCCCATTTCTTCGGATTTCTTCGGAAGATATTGCCTTAATTGTACAGGAAAGGGGTATTTCTTCGGAAAAAACACGCATAAATGTACATTCTTGTACAGATTGAATTTTTTATGCGAAAATCAGCTCAAAAGCACCTCAAAAATCTTCTGAAATGGTTGAAATGAGCTATTTTTTGACATAATTTCAGAAGATATTACATTTATTTCTTCAGAAGAAATAACCATAAATGTACAGAAAAGGGGTATTTCTTCGGAGGAAACAGCCATAAATGTACATTTCTTCGGAAGAAAAGGGTATTTCTTCGGAAGAAATAGCAATAAATGTACAATTATATCCCATTTCTTCGGAAGATATACCATAAAATAAATATATATATCTACTACTACATCTACCGCGCGTGCGTGCGCACGTGAAGAAATTTTCGATTTTAGGGCAAGAATAAAAATTGAATAAAAAAGAAAGCCTACAAAGAAAAGCTCTCTTGCAAGCGTAAAAAGATAAACGGGCAAGAAAACTCCCACCCGTTATTTTTGCGCTGATAAAAACATCAGCATGGAAAAAGAACAATCATTCCCGGACTGGATATTGGAACTGGAAAGCTATGCAAGACAATATTGCGAGCTTGAAAAAATCGAATACCAACTTTCACCGGTTCTGCGCGAGTTCAATTCTGCGCAAGAAAACACTACTCACATGAGTGTCCACTTGGCTGCTGAAAATGAGATTCGCAGCCGGAAAGACTACATCTGCTCGTTCATAGGCAGATGTGTGATAGAGCGTATCAAGGAATCAGGTAGGCTATCGAAATATCCAGAACTGCATACCAATCACAATGAATAACATTCCCAATGAAGTACAATATCGCAAGGACAACCGGTGAGTTCGACAGTCGTGATGCGGCTCTGCTTACGCAAAGCCTCATTCCATTGGCACGACTGTACCGTAACGTGTATGCCATACGCAAAAATGAGACCATGTCAGACACCGCCCGCTTGCAGCTTGACGGAGTTTTGAAGGACATTGCAGAATGTATGACCCGTGATGTTCTTGTATTCACTGGCGAGAATCCTTTCGATATACCACATGAATGACATATTCCATGGTACATGGGCATTGACAATTAGGGTAATCCCTTGCTTCTTTTCCTCCGCATTGTTTTAGACCTCTGACAGTTGTTTCATGAAGTATGGCTGACGCCACTTCGGAATAGAGGTCGAATCCGCAACCAGTACAGTCTACATTCAGGCACTTGAAATAAAATTCGGCTGCAAAATTTGGTTTGTATAAGGCTTGTCCGTTTTTTACCTTCGTGCCAACGAAGTGTTTATATTCCAACTTGTATTCAATGTCAATCTGTTCCACATCAGGAAACAATTCGCTTATTTTATATCTCTTGTCCAT